TCCACCTTAGAACTATTCTAAGTTGCGTCGCCGCCGGCCCGCACCCAACGCGCCAGCGTTGGGTGCAAACAGATAAAGCATTGCGTAGTATTGCGCAGCAATGCGTAGCAATTCCTTCTTGGCCGGCAAACAAACAAAGCATCGCGTAGCGATTCATTACTCCTGTCCCTACCCCTCCTCTGCTCTCCTCTACTCTCTTTTGCTCTCCCTTGCTCTGTGCTCTCCCCTGCTCTCCTCTACTCTGCGCTCACGCTCGCCGCACCCCCCTACGGACCACGGGACTCTACGCCCTCCGGCATGTCAAAAAAATACGCCCCTGCTCTCGCGTTTTTACAACGTGCTTATAGCGGGCAACGTGTCTATAGATGACGAGCCGACGAGCCGACGAGTTGGCGCGGTGACCCCCCTCCCCCGTGTTGACCCTGAGAAAAAAATAATATACGCTCCAATGACCCAACATAACCCAAATGAAGGATACCCCTGTCATGGATATAAACCTCGAACCAGTAATCGACGACATCCTCAAGGCCAAGGGAGATCGTGATGAAGTACGCAATGTGCTCTCCCATTTCTTGCTGTCTATATCCGTGGCGTCAGCCACTGCGGCAATTCAGGCGCTGACCCAAGTCCACGAGAAAATCGTCAACCATTTAGCCGAGGAGCTTGGCATTGGAAGCATCGACAATGACAACGACAACGACAAAACTGCGGACTCTGCTGATAACAAAGGCAAGTAAGGTCATCAACCACGACCGGCCCAAGACCCATGGGGATGCTCGTGAGGTTCATGCACGGATTGCGGCCTTGTGGTCTACTTACTTGGATTGCCCCATTGACCCTGCGGACGTGGCCATGATGATGGTGCTGTTCAAGGTAGCTCGTGTGGCCAACACCCCCAAGACGCCTCATGAGGACAACTACGTGGACATCATTGGTTACGCGGCCCTCGGTGGTGAATTAGCCATCCAGCCAGAGGACAAGACCGATGCGGATTAAGCCAACACGTCGCGCCATCCACTCGATATTCCTGCACTGCTCCGCGTCTGATGCGACAGGGCCGGCTTTCGAAAACCCTCGGTTGGTGTCAACCATTGATGGCTGGCACCGCCGTCGGGGGTTTGCTGGCATAGGCTACCACTTCGTCATTGACAAGCAAGGCCGGCCTGCCGAGGGCCGTCCACTGCGCCTTGCCCCTGCGGCCCAGCGCGGGCATAACCGGGGGACCATTGCCGTTTGTCTTCACGGGCTGCGGCCAGAGCGGTTCACCTCGGCCCAGTTCCAGACCCTGCGCAGCCTGTTGCGGGACCTGTATGACATGCTTCCACAAGACAACCCGCCGACCATCCACGGGCACAATGAGGTCAATCCCCACAAGGCGTGCCCGGTCTACGACCCCAAGCAGGTCGTCCCCCTCAACGCGAACAACGATCATTACCCGACATGGCTCACACGTTCCACCCCTTCCCTCCATTCCACCCTTTCCACCCCTACGCTCAGGTATCTCTCCCGTGGGCCAGCGGTGAAGCGTTTGCAGTTGTTGCTCAACCTGCGCCCCGATGGCCTGTTCTATGACCACACCCGCATGGCAGTACGGCGCTTTCAGAAAGAGCACGGGTTGACTCCTGATGGGATCGTCGGTCCCCTGACATGGGCGGCACTGACATGATAGAGGCGTTCGTCCGTGATGGCCTGCCGCGCAAGCACCGTCGCTACGGTCTGCTGGCAGGCATGGTGGTGGGTCTGGTGCTGCTGCTGGTCCCGTCTATCGTTGCTGTTGCCCCCTCGCCGCCTGCACCCCCGCTGACCCCCCAGCGCTTGGCGTTGCTGACCCATATGCTGGACACCGGCCTGTGGCTGTTCACCTCGATAGTGCTGGGCTACACGGCGTCACGGGTGCTGGAGAGATCATCAACTTCCCACCCACCCACCTCCACCTCGATATGATCGCCCTCCTCTCCCCCCTCTTCTCTCTCCTGCGGGTCTCCATACCCTTGTTCCTCGTGCTGCCTGCGCTTTTGACTTCTGCCACCCTTGCCTATAAAATGACCCGTAACCACTACGAGGCCAAGGCGGCCAAGGAGTTGAAAGCAACCATTGCGGCCATGGCCGAGCGCGTGAAGGCAAACGAGGAGATAGCAGCCAATGCGGCAAGACGGGCGTTCCTCGCCAACAAGCGGGCGCATGAGGAGACCAGTGCCCTGCAGGACAAGCTGAACCGGCTGCAAGCCAAGGGAGACAGGCTATGCCTGACACCAGACATCGTGGACATAATAAACGGCGACTCATCCACGCCCGCCCCCTCACCCGCGCCCCCCACATCCTCCTCGCCCTCACCCTCCTCTCCCTGACGGCTGCCTGTCAGACCACCCCCTCCCTCTCTGCCCTCTCCTCATCCTCCCTGTCCGTCCTGTCCTCCCTCCCCCCTCTGCCCTCGTCATGTACCCTGTCCACCCGGCGGCTTGCGAAAATGCGGAAACAGAACTATACTGCCCGCGAAATAGCCAAGTACATCTTGCGGCTGCGGTACAGGTACAGCCGGGAACGGCGGCGGGCCAACCTGTGCAGGGCGTTCGTGAAGGATGTGTGGAGGCGGGACAAGCGAGCCAAACGAGCCAAGCGAGCCAACCATGCCGGTCTTTGACTACGAGAAAGCCAAGAAGAAACACCTCGGTGCGGCACTGACCGAGTTCAAGGCGCTGTTGGCGCAACAGCGGGCAGGCCGGTTCGACCTGACCCCACCCGTGGCGCGTGGGTACTACGAGCAGAAGATGGCCGAGTTCGGGGTGGACATGGTGCTGGAGCACATCGCCTCGGGACGGATGCCCAACGAGATCGCGCTGGAGCAGGGCTGGCCGATAACGTACTTCCGCGAGTGGGTGGCGAGCACGATACCCCCGGACCGGCTCAGTGATGCCCGTGCGGCTTGCGCGGAAACGCTGATGGTGCAGTCGCGCCTGTGCCTGCTGCCCGACATGGGCAACGCCGGGGCCATAAGACAGAAAGCCCTGAGTGAGAACTTGCGCTGGACGGTCGAGAGACTGGACCCGGAGAACTGGGGACCCAAGCGCAAGACCGAGACCGCGCCGCCTGCCGTGACGATAACATTCGATGGGATGCCCGACCCGCTGGAGCACAAGACACCCACGCCCACCCCATCCACGCCCACACCCCCACCCATCGCCCCCGTGACGATAGAGGCCCAGCCCATCAACCCCAACCCAACTCCAACAGGACACGAGACAGACCATGAAACCTAAAGCCGAAGTAACCAAGATCGTGACAGCCGTCACGATAAATATGCCCTCCGACAACCAGCGCTTGGCTACAGCCTCGGTGCGGTATGCCATCGTTGTTGATGATACGCCCCGTGGGGCCATCGTGCAGACCGGCCAGATGGACGCCCGGCGGCTCACCGCGTTCGTGGAGGAGTTTCTTGAACAACTCGAACCGGTGGCATAACACCCGGCCCTTGCCCATCGGGACAGTGGTCGTGCTGCACGACGGTACCTTCGTGTCCGTGGCCGATGTGTACATGGACGGTGGGGTGTACGACCCGGTGCTGCACGACGGGCTGTGCCCGGACAGTTACTACGGAGCCGTGGTGCACCCAATGCCGCTGCGGCACGCATCCCGGCACCAGTGGCGGATGTTCACCCCGGAGGACGTGGCCCGTGTGACCACGCGGCGCTATGCCAACCCGATGGTGTGGGACGTGCCGGTGGAGATAGCCGACCTGCTGCTGGCCTACCCGGTGGGGACAGCCTGATGGGGGTGAAGAAATACATACCCTCCCCGACCGGGGCGAAATTCCACGCGGCGGCGCGGACCATGGGCGTGCGCCTGTCCGAGAGCGAGCAGGACGACGCGGACTATACGCCCGATGCCCGGTTCATGATGGGGCCGATCGGGTCGGGCAAGACCGTGACCTGTACGATGGACATGCTGTACCGGTCCATGGCGCAGCCGCCGATAGACGGACGGAGAAAATCACGCTGGCTGGTGATCCGGCGGACGTTTCCTGAACTCAAGTCAACGGTGATCCAGACATTCTCCGAGTGGATCGGGGACCTCGGGACATTCAAGTGGGGGTCGCCCATCGAGTGGAAAACCGAGCGCTCGCTCAGTGATCGCACCGTGCTGGACATGGAGGTCATGTTCATGGCGCTCGATGGACCAACGGCCATATCCAAGCTCAAGAGTCTGGAGATAACCGCAGCCTACATCTCCGAGTATTCTACCGTGGACCCCTCGATAATCCCAACCCTGCTGGGGCGTATCGGACGATACCCGGCGTTCAACAAGGACGACCCCGCCGAGGTGGCGCTGGCCCAATCGTTCTGGTCCGGGCTGATCGCCGAGAGCAACCCGCCATCGACACGCAGCTATTATTACGACCTGCTGGAGGTCCAGCGCCCCAAGGGTTACACGATATTCTACCAGCCGCCAGCGGTGCTGTACGACGACCGTACAGAGAAATACTACCCGAACCCCGATGCCGAGAACGTGGAGAACCACCGCGAGAAGGCCGGGTACTGGATGAAACAGATCGCCGGGGCCTCGGACGAGTACATCAAGGTGATGCTCATGGGGCAGTACGGGTCCATATTCACCGGCACGCCGGTGTTCGCCGGGTCCTACGACGACCGGGAGCACGTGGCCAAGACACCGCTCCAGCCCATGACGGGGTTCCCGATCATCGTCGGTATGGACTGGGGGCTACAGCCTGCTGCCGTGTTCACGCAGATGCTGCCCAGTGGGGGCATCCATGTGCTGGATGAGTTGGCGCCCAAGCGGGCGTTTCTTGAGGACTTCCTCAACAAGCAGGTGATCCCGCTGATAAACAAGAAATACCGGGGCATGACGTTGCAGGTGGTGGGTGACCCGTCCGGGTCTGGCCGTGATGCCCGCTCCCGGCTGGACAGTTTCCAGTTCCTCGCCCAGCGCGGGCTGGCGGCAAGGCCGGCATCGACCAATGATCCGGTGCTGCGGGTCGAGGCGGTCAACCACTTCTTGCGGCGCAAGGGCGGGTTCCTGATGAACCGCGAGTGTCAGGTGCTGCGCGAAGGGTTCCTCGGTGGGTACCGGTTCGAGGAGGGGAACGACGCCTCGGGTACCTACGTGAAACCGAAAATTCACAAGGGGGCGCACTCGCACCCGATGGATGCACTCCAGTATGCCTGCCTGTACCACTTCGGCGGGGTGTCCCGTGACGCCCGTACCGTCTCACGTAAACTCAAGGCCGCGAGGAACCCGGTGCCGAAACGTCAGGGCAGAGGGTACTTGTATGTTTGATTGTTCGGTAGTATAGAGGAACCATGCAGAACCTAGTGCCGACCTCGCCGGAAGCGCGGGGGACAATTTTGTACATGGACGCCAAGCTGGCGGAGTTTCAGCAGGGGCGGCCAGTTGATGCGCTTGGTAAATACGTGCAGTCTGCGTTCAAGGAAGCTGCCGAGCACCGCCGGTCCATAGGTGTGGATGAGCGGATGCACCGGGCGCTTCGGGCCGTGTTGTGCGAGTACGACCCGCAGGACCAGCACTTGCTGGACGGGATAGACATCTATATCGGGTTGACCAACACCAAGGTCAGGGCGCTCCAGTCGTGGCTGACGGACATCCTGTCAAGCGCCGAGGACAAGCCGTGGACCCTCAAGCATACACCGATCCCTGACCTGTCCGCTGCGGACCGCGAGATCGTGGTGAACCGGCTCATGGCCGAAGTGCAGAAGCTCAACTTGCAGGACATGGACAAGGTGAAGGGCGTGGCCAAGGAGCTTCGGGCCGCGCAGCTTAAACATGCGAACAAGCTGGCCAAGGAAGCGGCGCGGCGCATGGAGACGAAAATCGAGGACCAGTTGCTCGAAGGCGGGTGGCGTGACGCGTTCGATGCGTTCGTGGTTGACCTGTCCATCTACCCTGCCGGGGTGATAAAGGCGCCAGTGGTAAAGCGGATAAAGTCCCTGCGTTGGGTGGACGGCAAGGCCGTACCCCATGAGCGTGGTGTGTACTGCGTGGAGCGGGTGTCCCCGTTCGACGTGTACCCGGCGCCGAATGCTACGACTCCGCAGGACGGGGCCTACATGATCGAGCGTAAGCGCATGACCTCCGAGCAGGTGCATAGCTCCATCGGGATGGCCGGGTTCTCCGAGGAGGCGATCCGCGCCCTGTTGGCCGTGTACCCGAACGGGTATGACCAGCCGGACCTGAACGATGCCGAGCGCCGCAAGAACGAGGGGCAGGCACTGGGGTTCACGGTGAACGACTCTGCCAGCAAGCTCTATGATGTCATCGTGTACTACGGGCAGGCGCCCGGGCGGTTGCTGATCGAGCATGGGCTGCTGGTGTCTGACCACCAGAAACACTACGAGACCGAGATATGGGTGTGCGGGGACTATGTCCTGCGCTGTATCTTTAACCCCCACCCGTTGGGCCGCAGGCCGTTCTTTGCCACTTCGTTCGAGAAGGTGCCGG